GTAGTATATGGTGATAATGATACGCCACCTTGGGTTGCAATTGGCTTTAGAACATTAAAGTCTAATGGTAAGTACCGGTATGTATGGCTGTACAAAGGCCGTTTCTCTGATCCTGAGGACAATAATGAGACTAAGGCTGATAGCATCAATTTTCAGTCTGACACAATAAGAGGTCAGTTCGTAAAACTTAACTACCCTGTGGAAGTTGCACCTGGTGTTGCTAAGAGAGTTTGGAAGTACGAAATTGATGCAGACAACCCTGATGCTAACGAGGTTACAATGAGTACCTGGTTTGATGATGTTAAAATGCCATCAGCTACAGAAGATACTGGAGAGTAACAAAAATAAATCCGTTGAAGGGGTGAAATCTTAATGTCTAACTTGGCAGATGTAAAGAGCAAGACAGTTAAGATTACCTTAAATGACGGCGTTGAGCGTACGATTAAATTTACGCTCAATGCTTTGGCTGAACTGGAAGACAAATTTGGTTCAGTTCAAGCTGCTTTCGATAAGTTGGAAAAAGAAAACAGCATGAAAGCACTAAGAGCCATTTTGTGGGCAGGCTTCTTACATGAGAGCCCTAACCTTACAGAGCAGGAAGTCGGTAATCTAATTGATATTGCTTATATGGCAGAACTTGTAGAATCACTCGGAGTAGCTTTTGAAGGCGACATGCCGCAGGATCAAACCTCTGTGGAGGGACATGAGGTCCCAAACGCCTAAATCCCGATGATAGCAATGGGGCCGATCCCTTCAAAAGTGATGGTTGGGATTGGCCTTACATTCTATACATCGGGAGAGTATGGCTACGGTATACTGAAAAAGAATTATGGCAGCTAACACCTAGGCAATTCAAAGCACAGCTAGATGTGCATGTTGATATACAGCGTAGACTAAATGACGTAAAAACACAAAGGGTACAAACAGGCTATATAGATCAACTTAAAGGATGGTGATACCTTGGCAAACTTTGCAAATCTAACAGCACAACTAAATCTTAATATACAGAACTTTGCACGAAATATACGTAAGGCATCTATCTTAGCTAGCAAGTTTGCTTCTGATCTACAGGGTAAAATAAATACTGGTATGGTGGAACCTGCAAAGAAATCAAAGTTTGAGTTCAAGGATGTATCACGTATAGTCCAAGGTATCATAGTATCTAAGATATTCTATAGTAGTCTTAATGCTATTAGAAGAGCTACAAATGCAGTATGGGAATTTTCAAAAGAGTTAGAGTATGCCAAGATGGTATACTCAAACCTATTTGGTGACACTGAGCTAGCTCAAGAGTTTATAAATGTTCTTAAAGATTTTGCTGCAGTTACACCATTCTCTTTTAAGCAGTCTGAAGAAGCGGCGAAGAGACTGCTTGCATATGGTTTTGAGTATAAAAACATCATGTTTATGATGCAAGGTGTACTATCAGCAGCTACCGTTCAAGGTACTGATGCCGTTATAGGACCTATCTCTAGGGCCTTTGGTCAGATATACACCAAGGGCAGGTTAATGAATGAAGAGATGCGCCAGCTTGCTGAAGCCGGTATACCTGCATATGAAATATTGCAGGAGAAACTAAATCTAACCGCTGAAGAGCTTAGGAATCTAGGCAAAACGGCGATTCCTGCTCATATAGCTCTTAACGCACTTGTTGAAGGTATCAATGAGAGATTTGGAACTACTTTGAAGTTTGCATCTACCACTACTCAGGGTATTATAAGCAACATTGTAGATAACTCTACAATGTTGTTTGCTGGCATATTTGAGCCTTTTACAGAGTATTTAAGGGGTGTTCTAGGACATTTAGGCGAGTTTATAAACGAGCTTAGAAGCATTTACGAGCTGAAAGGTCTTGGTGGTGTGTTCGAGAAACTAATACCACCAGCATTACAGCAAGATATAAAAGTGTTTATAGCTAATCTCAAGGTTTTATGGGATATTATAAAGAGTACCTTAGTGTCAGCCTTTAAGATTCTTGGTAGTTTGCNTAAAGGGTTACTGCGTGCGTTTAATGCCTTGGCTCCTGCTATACATACAGTTATTGGTACATTAGCTGGCTTATTAAAAGTTATCACTAGTAATGAAAAACTAATGAAGGGCTTGACCACTGCAATATTGGCCGCGGCGGCTGCATGGGCTATATACAAGCTTAAAGCGGTTGCATCAAGTATAACTATTGTAATAATTAAAGGAATAGTTGGCGCAATAAATGTTTTAGTGACTGCCATGAACTTTGTGGTGCATCATCCTTTATGGGCTTTATTAGCTTTGGGTGTCGGTATTTTTATAGCACTGACTGGTGCTAGTGATAAGTTTAGAGATTCTATAAATAAGCTGGTTGGTGGATTCACTAAGCTTGGTGGCATAGATCCAAATAAACTGCTATTGCCTGAGTCTAAGTCTAGAGCTAGTGACCTAGATAAATTCAATAAAGCTCTTGATGGCACTAGCAAAGGAATGGATGATCTAGCAAGCGCCACAGGTAAAGCAACTAAAGCTGCTAAAAGTCTTCTTGGATTTGATGAGGTATTCTCGCTGAAGAGCCCTGACGAAGGAAATGCTGCTGATCAATGGGAAGATTTTATGGACATCTTCGATGATGCTAGTTTAGACCTATCTGATATGCAGATTGAGTTTCCTGATGTTAATGAAGTAGCCTCTGAATTTGTAGACAATCTTATAGAAGCGTTTGGCGGTAAAGATAAATTACTTGGTGCTGGCATAGGAGGCCTACTTGGTGCTGCTATTGGGACCATATTTGGTAATACGACGATTGGAGCGTTAATAGGTGCTTTAGCAGGTTGGTTCTGGGATGATCTAGCTGAGCAGCTAGGCCTTACAGATGTGGGTACTGTTGCTTTACCAATATCAACTGTTCTAGGAGCTGCTATAGGCTTCATTGCTGGAGGCCCATTGGGTGCAGTAATTGGAACAGCAATAGGTGTGCTAGTTGGTTGGATAATAGACAGTATCTCAAGGGGTATAGAAGAAGGTGACTGGAGTAAGGTAGGACTTCCCATTAGTATAGGCCTTGGTGCTGCTATAGGCCTCGTTGCTGGAGGCCCTTTAGGAGCATTAGTTGGAACAGTAATAGGTGCGCTAGTTGGTTGGATAATAGACAGTATCTCAAGGGGCCTAGAAGAAGGTGACTGGAGTAAGGTAGGGCTTCCCATTGGTATAGGCCTTGGTGCTGCTATAGGCTTCGTTGCTGGAGGCCCTATAGGAGCAATAGTTGGAACAGCAATAGGTGCTTTAATTGGATGGATAACTGATATGTTTATAGAAGGTTTTTCTACAGGTAACTGGGATGTATCCGGTATAGCATTAAGCTTAGGTACTGGGCTAGGTGCCGCAATAGGTATGATATTTGGTGGACCGGTCGGTGCACTTGTTGGAGCAGCCGTTGGGGCCTTAATAGGTTGGATAGTAGGGCTTATATCAGACAACTGGGGCGCTATAACTGATTGGGTTAATCAAGCTGTAGCTGATATTGGGGAGTTCTTTAGAAATATTGGTCAGTCCCTTAAGAACTGGCTTTCTGATCTCTGGAAAAATGTATTTGGTAAGTTCTTTGACTGGGTAGATAGTGCTATAGGTAAACTTAAAAATTTCTTTGGTCTTAGTAGCAAAGCTAAGAATACTGACATATCATATGCTACCACGAATGTGCCAATTGGTACGGTAACTAAAGGACATAAAGTTGGTGGTATATTCAACAGAGAACACATAGCTAGGTTTGCTGAAGGAAACAAAGCTGAAGCAATTATACCCTTGGAAAATGAAGCGGCCATGAAGCCATTTGTAGATGCAGTATCTAATGGGCTTACATCAGCTTTAATGCCTCTCATAGCTAACATATCGGTAGGACAGCAGTCTCAACTTCAACCGCTATATGTTGGTACGTTGATTGCTGATGAGAGAGGGCTAAAAGAACTAAGCCGTAAGATGGAGGTAATACAGCTAGAAGAAAAAGCAAGGAGGGGATAAAAATGGCAAACTTCACTGTTAATGGTATAGCAATTAAAAACCCTTCTAGTTTTAAGATTGAGCGGTTCAATGTTACCAACATGGAGCGTCTAGCAGACGCTACTATGGTTGGTGATTTAATTGCCAAGAAGCGTAAGTTCTACTTTACGTACGATGCAATTAGCGGCGAGGATTTAGACACTATTCTTGAGGCTATTTGGGACTCAACGTCTTTGTTCTTCCCTCTAGAGTATCTAGAAAATGGTGTCCCTAAAACTGCTACAGTATATGTAGGTTCTATACCAACAGAATTGCATAGAGCTGGTAGAACTACTAATTGGGTATGGAAAAATGTTACCTTCAATCTGATAGAAAAGTAAGGAGGTGAAGTAATGCCACGAGTCGCAACAGATGCAGATTTTAATAACGATAGCAGATATCTTGATGTAAGACTTGATATTTACTTCACCTCTACTCCTTTAAGCGTCTCAAAATCAGACTACTTAATAGACGCTGACTGGCTTGAAGAAGGCTCTGCAGAATCATCCAATCCTTTCGGAGCAATTTCTTCTAACGAGCTCTCTTTCAGGCTTTTCAATGATAACGGTATGTTTAGCCCGACTAATGTGTCAAGCCCTTACTTTGGCAAAATAAGAGCTGGAATACCTGTTGAGTTGTTTATTAAACCAATCTATGACGATGAAGAAGTAGAATGGGTACAGCTGGGTAAATATTACGTTACCGGTTGGGATGCGCAGGTTACAGGTACTTATGTGGACGTTGTGGCGCATGATGCGTGGTACAATATATTTAATAGTCCTATGCCTAATTATCCTATTACACGTAACACCACTTATTACGATTTTATGACAGACTTTTTCAACTTACTTGGAACAAATGTTATTGTTGATGAGTCTCTTGTAGGTAAAGTACCTTTCGCATTTGTGAGTGGTACTATAAAAGACTTTTTACAGGAATTAAGCGCAGCGGCGCTTGGTTACGTAACAAGTACCAAGAACGGAACACCTATCATAGGCGCTTTTACAAGCGCTAAACCTGTTAGGGCTACTTTAACAGATGCTGATCAAATTAAAACTGTTTCTGTAAAGCAGTCTATTATAAAAGCTTATGACGGAGTAGAGTTGACGTACAGTATTCCGCAGATTTCAGCAGTAACTAAGCTAGTAGAACTAAACGGCTTAACACTGACACAAGGCATAAATGAGATAACTAATGTAGCATTTAGTGCGGGGCCTCTTTGGCAAGTATCTATGGTTGATATTAAATCTGACAGCGATGTAGTTGCACTTAAATACTTCAAAGCAACACAATGGTTAATATCGCTGCTTTTAGAATGTACAATTGAAGCCGCTACTGCAGACCTCAAAGTTTATGGAAAGACTATAGAGTCAACAGAATTTACTTTATCTGACGATGCGGCAAAGCAATTAAGTATTTCAAATAAATACATCCAATCAACTGAATATGCGGAGTACTATAAGAGTATCCTAAACGCTTTCGTAAATAATGACGCACCGCTGCTATCGTTGTCAATACGCGGCAACCCATTGCTGAACATTGGAGACAAGGTAGTAGTTTCTAGTGCGAAGTATAATTTGAACTACACAGGTATCATACAAAGAATGAACTACAAATACGCGGGCGGTTTGACGTGCGATATGACGTTGCTGAACGCAGAAATATTGAAGGGGGTGGGTGTATGATATATGGTTCTAACATCCTATCCTCAGTAGCGGCTGATTGGCAGGTAACGAATGGCACTGTTACAACAGATTCTATAACGCTTGAGGCTGATGGGTATGCTGTTCAAAATATAGATTTAGCAGTATTACAATCTATACCTGAATACATGTTGTTGTCTGTAGTAGCAACGACTTATGCTGACCCGTACGCTATGGGTCTTATAGCGGAACTTAAAGTATTGTCTGAGACAGGTGTAACGCATGTCTACACCATTCCTATAGTTGACACAGGTAATGGCGTATGCTCAGTAGAGTTTCCAACCGAAGCTCTAGACCACGCATCTTTAACCTTTACATTTAAGGCAACTGCTCCAGTGGTTATATCTGACTACGCTCTGTTTCCTCCTAAATTAGCTGATGTTGACTTAACAGAGGTGCTAGACAGATTGCCTAGACTACTGTCTGATTATAATCAGACATCCATAGAGGTTACGCAAGAAGAAGACATAGTAGCTTTGATTTCAGCGTATGTCACAGAGACTACTGAACTCACAGGTAAATTCACACTTTCTTACGTCGCCTCGGAGCCAACGGAACTAATCATAAGAATTAAAGATAATGGAATATCAGAGCTATATACGCCTATGTATTTCCATGTGAACGCAGGACGTGGAACAATTGGAATACCGCATGCATATTTGATTAAGCAGCAAGGTTACCATAACTTTACTGTTACTGCTCAGGTTGTTAGTGGTTCAATTAAGATAGATCCAAGAAGAGTAATGTATGTCATAGACGGCGGTCGTATTGCATATAACGTAATGGACATTGGGTCTATAGTATATGATGTAACTGTTCGCAAGTTAGAATCGGAGTCTCAGATATCTTTTATTTATGCCGCTTGCATAGATGATGGTATTTGTGTTATTAAGAAAAGCGAATACACAGAACTACCTGGCTCTGCCTGGATTGCTGAAGCTACCATCGGAGAAGCAATAGATGTAGCAATAGAATTTGACGGGTATTGGAATACTACTCAGTATCCCTTTACGTTTAATACGGATGAAGACCCTTGGGTAGGATGGGTAACTCCGACAGGTTCTCTTAATGTTAGACGTTTGTATGCACAAGAGGACCCGCTGATTCTAGCTACAGATGTAAGTAAGGTAGCTATTGTGCGTGGTTGGAAAAATACTGTAGATATTGGGCAAGACCATGGTCTGATAGTATTATACATTAAGAACGGGGTACCTTACTACAGAACTTATGCCGAACAAACAACTGGTAGTATGGCTTGGGAAGCTGAAAGACCCTTAGCAATTTTTTCCGGTACAGCAGCAGATATAAATGGCTTCAGAACTAATGACTATAGAGTTGGTATAAATATCCTAGATAGTACTGGTACAACGCATTCTTTTATAACGCATAGGAACTGGGGCGGTATGGCATCGCCAGCAGAACGTATTGCTACAAGTATCACGGATGTTACGTTTGAAGTAACACAAATAATATACCATGACACGTATAGTGATGAGCACATAGAAACAGGAATTACTGACGTATGGTTTAATGTAGCGGAACCAATATATCCGGAAGTTTTAAGTATTAGCAATGATGACGAGTATACGATAAGAATAAAGTTTAGTCATCCCATAGACTATGATTTGTCAACAGTGGGTCAAGCGTTCTCAGTTAAAGATTCGTTGAATACATCGTTTAATATCGTGAGTACGTCCGCTGGTGTTGATAATAGTGAGTTGGTCTTAACGCTAGTTAACTTTAATGGTGCGTCTGGTAATATGTTTGTGACTTATGACAGAACTGTAGTGGAACTGGACTGTTTGAACCAAGGCAGTCGATTCGCTATAGATAGTTTTACGTATGAGTTCACACCAGACTTGACACCGCCAATGGGGTTTGCTGAAGAGAATCTTAACGTAGCAGTAATGGATATAGTATTTGATGTTACGCAAGTGTACTACAGTAATGCATATAATGGTGGAGAGAACCTTGAAGCAAGTATAATAGATATTAGTTTTGTAGTAACTAAAGTTGGAAGCAACCCATTGTAAGGAGGAATAATGTATGGAAAAGTTTTATAGTAACCAAAGCATAGGAGGTGGAAGGTAATGGAAATAAAGCAAAATGTAAATATTCATAATAGGTTTGATGTGCACGTAGACAACATCGAAACAGGAGAGCACCGAGAATTTGTTGGGTATAACATTATCCTTGACCAGATGTGGACGAGGTTGTGTGGTGGTAGCAGTTATTTTTCTAATATTCATTTTGGTACGGGGACTGGAACGCCAACGCCGGAGAGAACTAGCTTGTTTAGTCATTTAGGAACGAAGTCAGCAGTGACAGAAGAGACCATTAAAGCCCTTCCAGTATCGAGCTGGAAACGAAAAATTGTTCTGAACCCAGAAGAGTACGTAGGGCGGACGATTACTGAGGTTGGAATTGCATACGGTTCATCGGCTAGCAACCTAGTCACTCATGCAATGTTAAAAGATTCTGAAGGCAACCCTATTTCAATTACGAAGACGAGCACAGATGTTGTAACTATTTATGCAACAGTGTTTATAACATTTGTAAATGCTATTCCAGAGTTAAAGTTGATTGGCATGCCCAACAACAATCAGTTAATCAATTATTTAACTGGAGACAGTGCTCTAACTGGTTCTTTTGAGTTAAGCACAATTGAAAATCCATATTCAAAATTGGGAACATCCGCTACAGTTACATGGACTTCAGATATCTCAAATAGAAAAAGAAAAACAAATACACCAAGGTTTGGAATTACATCTGGAAATGGCCATGTTAAATGTTTAGGATTTACGAATCTATTTAGTCTAAAATTACCCGCACCTGGTATATTTTCAGGTCAACCTTACACGGGTGTCAATATTGGAAGTGGCGATGGGGTTAAGAAAAGTTTTATGCTACCTTCCGCCAATATTAGGCAAAGCAGTTTAGTTATTAAAAAGAATGGTTTGACCGTCTCAGATTATACTACAAAGATAAAAAACCAAGAAAGTGTTTCCAGAATCGCCAACCCTGCATCTTTACCGACGGGCACTGGTAACGGAGTGGCACTCACACCTGATGGCACTCTCATGGCAGTTGCACATAA